ACGTTCACTTGCGATAACAAGTCTTGCGCCATTTTACGGATTTGCAACAACGCTTGAGAGCCGTCGTTGCGTTCGATCCATGCGGCGAGGAACTTGCCAAGCGGCGCAACACCTTTGATTTCTACAGTCTTGACGATATCGACTGCGCCTTGTTTCTTGGCTTTAGGAGTCGCCGACTTGCTGGACGTGAGCGCCATGGCCGCGGCGCGCAGGTTGCCGAAGATATCCAAAGGCTTCGTAGTATCTTTCACGAACGACCGGATACGCGACACATAGTTATCGCGTGTAGCATCCGCGAGCGGCGCGACCTTGTTGGATAAGCGCACCGACTGGATTGCATCGACCAGCGCGACGTAAGCAGGCAGGCCGGCCTTCAGCATCTCCACAGTCAGGCCGGCACTGATAGCACCTTTAAGCGCGGCAGTCATGGCCTCGGCGCATGTGGTGCGCGCCCCCAAGTCCGACGTGGTATAGGAGCCGAGCGCGTTGCCTGCGGCGCATAGTGAGATGTTGATCTGGTTGGCGGTGTCCTTCTTGCCTTTCGCAGTGCGCACCCTTTTATCGAGTGCAACGGGGGAAGCGGAGACGGGAGAAGCGGAGACGGGAGAAGCGCTAAGGGAAGTGGTAGAGACTTTCATGATGTAACTCCTAGTTGATTGAGTGGTTCATCCGAATGGATAACGATAGATTAGTTCATCATATTTACTTTGTCAAGGCGATAGTTATAGCGATAGCATCGTAGTGTAGTGAGACTAACGTAGTGATAGCATCGTAGTGTAGTGAGACTAACGTAGTGATAGCATCGTAGTGTAGTGAGACTAACTTAGAAAGTGAGAACGGCACGGCCCGCTTCGCGTTCTGGATCACGACGCGCCCGCGCGACCCCACGCCGTCCCACCCCTTCACTTTTGGGGCCGCCCTCCTTCCGCGAGTACATACTATTTTCGGTCCGCGAATAGCATTTTGTTGAATTTTTAATAATACTTAACACTGTAAATACACATACCCCCCCCTAAAAAATTTTTTAAAAATATTTCGCCTCGGCAGGCTAAATTAGTTGACTTTAATAAATAAGTAAGATATACACATATGCAGTTTCCCCCACGCACATGCGCGCCGACAATGGACAATGCTTACGAACCGGAGATAATCCGGCTGCCGTTCCCCACCGACTTCCAAGACGAGTCGGACGAGGATGTGCTGTCAAGAGCCAGTGCTATGTGTGGTGCGGCAGAACTCATATTCCAGCACGCCATGCAGTCGGGACAGACGATCACTATCACACCCGATGACCGCCAAGAAGCCCGCACCATCTTCGATACCCCCGCCCTGACTACTACCATCCAGACCACCGCCGTCGGCATCCACTTGGCCGCACTGCTGACCGAGTACGACATCACCGTTGTGCAGAGCGCCCACCAACTGCGTAATTTCTGTACCAACATCTTGATAGATAAAGCGGTGAATGGGAGATCCGAACAGGTGCAGCTTCGGGCCGTGGAAATGATCGGCAAGATTAAGGACGTGGCGCTGTTCGAGGAACGGTCGACGATTCTGGTAGCACAGATGCCAACAGATAAAATCAAGGACGCACTGCGCGACAAGATCAACAACATGCGTGCAAGGGTCACAAACGCAACAACTATAGAGGCCACATCATGACTGACCAGATCGAACCGTTGGCTGAAGTCAAGTCGATTTACAGTACAAACTTTCGTCAGGTGGCTGCAACCTTGCGCGTGATCGCAGACGGCCTCGACAAAGGCGAGTATGGTGAAGTTACAGAGGCCGCCGTCGTAATGAAAGTGCCGGATGGCATCGATATGTTTGGTTTGGGCGCCGGACAGACCGGAGCCACGACCGCACTGCTGTTCCATGCCGCGGCGATCAAGATGGCGATAGCGGCGTCGGAGCCCTGATGGCTGACTTCTCTCCAGAAGAGTTGGATTTCTTGGTCGACAACCTCGAACTGCTACCGGCGCACGAGCGGGCCGAAGTCCAGTCCATGATCGAGGCGCTAGGCCAGCGCAATGCACAGACGGACGCACAAAATCACTTCCTTTCGTTTATGAACACAGTCGAGCCCAGCTTGTTGATGGGGCCGCAGCACAAGATTATTGGCAACGCCTTCGAACGTATCTGCGATGGGACGCTCAAGCGGGTGATAATTAATATTGCCCCGCGGCATTCCAAAAGCACGCTAGCTTCGTATCTATTTCCTGCGTGGTTTTTAGGCCGTTTCCCAACTAAGAAGATCATCATGGCATCCCATACCGGCGACCTCGCAGTCGATTTTGGCCGTAAGGTGCGCAACTTGGTCGCCTCTCCAATTTATCGTAGTGTATTTCCTGATGTGGCATTAGCTCCCGACAGCAAGGCTGCAGGACGTTGGAACACTAACCTCGGCGGCGAATACTTTGCTCTTGGAGTAGGCGCGGCGATGGCAGGACGTGGGAGCGATTTGTGCGTCAATTTAGCTTCTATTGTGATTTCAAAACGTGGCAATATAAAAGCCGTAGACGTTGTAGTAGGTGACTATTTATGGGGCCGTTTAGGTTGGGGCATGGTACGTCATGTCATACACAGCGAACACACAAACACTATAGTAATTAACAACAAACTTCGCGTTTCAAGAAAACACCCAATATGGACTGCTAACAGGGGATGGGTGAATGCAGAAAATTTAAATACCAAAGATAAATTGTGTACGACATCTGTTTGTGATAAAATACGTATCATCTACAATAAAATAGAAGGTACGTACCATGAAAAGCTACACAAGGGAATACAACATATGGGCGATGATGCGCCAACGTTGCAGCAACCCGAAGGCAGCAAACTACATTGGGTACGGCGCGCGTGGAATAAAAGTGTGTTTGCAGTGGGCCAAATTCGATGTGTTCTTAGCCGATATGGGTCCGGCTCCGACCCCACAGCACACACTGGATCGGGAGAACAACGAAGGGGATTACACACCAGCCAATTGCAGATGGGCGTCGTCGGAAGTGCAACAGAACAATCGACGGGATACGGTCTCTATAACCGCCTTTGGCAAAACACAAAGTCTGGCACAGTGGGTTCGAGAGACTGGATTAAGTCGCACACAAATAAAACATCGAATTTTTGTAATGGGGCTACAGCCGGAGGCGGCGTTAAAGGCCGAACGAATGAGCTGGAACCAACGCCCTGTTATTCAGAGGGCGTTGTCAGGAGATTTTATAGAAAAGCATGCATCCTTAGCGGAAGCTTCAAAAAATACAGGAATGCCTGCTGGGGGAATCTGGAACGCGCTGGCCAAAAAGTCAAAGACTGCTTATGGCTTTCTATGGGAATACGAAGTGTTGTCATAGAAGAGCATGCACCACGCGAGTTTGTTAACTTCCATGTGGAGGGAGACAATACATTTATATGTGATACGTATTTGACCCATAACTGTGTCATCGATGACGCCCACTCGGAACAAGAGGCGCGCTCCGGCAACCCGACTATTTTCGACAGTGCCTATGAATGGTATCAGTCTGGACCGCGGCAGCGGCTGCAACCGGGCGGGGCCATAGTTGTCTTAATGACAAGATGGAACAAGCGAGATTTAAGTGGCCGGCTTATAGAAAACATGATCCGCTCGCCCGACGGTGACGAATGGGAAGTCATAGAACTGCCGGCGATCATGCCATCCGGACTGCCACTCTGGCCAGAGTTCTGGAGTCTGGAAGAACTGCTGCGTACCAAGGCATCCATGGACTCGCGCTACTGGCAGGCCCAGTACATGCAGGCGCCGACTTCCGAAGAAGGTGCGCTGGTCAAACGCGAATGGTGGCGGCCGTGGACATTCAAGGAACCGCCCGATTGCGAGTACATCATCGGCTCGCTGGACGCTGCCGCAGAAACTAACAACCGGGCCGATCACACATCCATCACCGTGTGGGGTGTCTTCTACCGTGAGGACGAGGCCAGCGGCGAGCGCGCGGCTAACATCATCCTGCTCGAATCAATCCGGGAGCGCATGGAGTTTCCCGACCTTAAAGATACAGCCTACTCGATGTACAAAGAGTGGGATATGGACTGCCTCATCGTCGAGAAAAAATCCAACGGGGTGGCGCTCTACCAAGAGATGCGGCGTGCTGGCGTCCCAGTATCGGAAGTCACACCTAGCCGCGGCTCTATCATGGCGCCTAACGACAAGACAGCGCGATTGAATTCAGTAGCGGATATTATCCGAGCCGGGTTAGTATGGTATCCAGAGAACGAGCGCTGGGCTATAGACTTGATCGATGAGATTGCAGGCTTCCCCAGCTTCGGTTCGGATGACCGGGTAGATACGACAATCATGGCGCTGGCACGCTTCCGGGCCGGTGGGTTCATCAAGCTGCCGAGCGATCGCGGCTTCGATGAAGAAGAGCAGAAATTCAGATCACGCCAACGAAAATATTACTAAGGGATTAACATGGCTTTTAGCAAACCACTTTACCCGCAGCCGCAAGGCATCTCCGGCGCCAACGACCCAACGCCGGATGTGTCGATCGCGGACGACGCTGACAAGACCGAGAACGAGGATGGTTCTGTCACACTCAACTTGGCCGAACAGGATGAGCCGCTGAAGGGTAAGGCCGACCTGAAGCACGACGACAATTTGGTCAACCACATCTCTGAGTCTGAACTCCGGGTATTCGCATCCGACTTGATGGAGGATGTCAAGCAGGATAAATCATCGCGTAACGAGTGGGAGAAAACGTACAAGGAAGGGCTTAAGTTACTCGGGCTGAACGTCGAGGAACGCACCGAACCATGGGAAGGTGCCTGCGGCATCGTGCACCCGGTGCTGGCCGAGGCAGTCGTACGGTTTCAGGCTGAACTCATTACCGAGACATTCCCCGCGGCTGGCCCAGTCAAAACAAAAATCCTCGGCGTCATCACACCACAGAAAGAAGAAGCCGCCGAGCGCGTGCGCGACGACCTGAACATCGAGATTACCGACCGCATGACCGAGTATCGTAACGAGCACGAGCGGCTTCTCTGGAATCTGCCGATCGCTGGCTCCGCGCTCAAGAAAGTCTACTTCGATCCGACACTTGGCCGGCAGACATCCATGTTCGTCAGCGCCGAGGACTTCATCGTCAGCTACGGCGCCAGCGATCTGGCGTCTTGCGCGCGCTACACGCACGTCATGCGCTATACCAAGAACGACCTGAAGAAGTTGATGGTGTCCGGCTTCTATCGCGACGTCGACTTGGACGACCCAGTGAGTAATACGGACACGATTACAGCTGAAAAAGACAAAATTGCCGGCCAAGTACCCCTCACAAACGACTCTCACTACACGCTGTATGAGATAAACGTCGACGCAGACATCCCCGGATTCGAAGATAAACTTGGAATTGCACTCCCTTACGTCATCACGGTCGTGGAAAGCACAGGGGACGTGCTCGCAGTGCGCAGGAATTACGACGAAAACGACGAGCAGCGCAAGAAAAAACAACATTTTGTCCACTACACCTACATCCCCGGCTTCGGATTCTATGGATTCGGCCTGATCCACTTGGTCGGTGGTTTTGCAGAAGGCGCCACGTCGATTTTGCGTCAGTTGGTCGACTGCGGCACACTCTCTAACCTACCGGGGGGCTTCAAGTCACGCGGTATGCGCGTGGTGGGCGAGGATACGCCGATCGGACCCGGCGAATGGCGGGACGTGGACATTTTGTCTGGCACGTTGAAGGAAAACCTGATCCCACTGCCGTATAAAGAGCCATCCATCGTGCTCGCCGGCCTGCTGGACAAAATCGTGGAGGAAGGGCGCAAGTTTGCAGCGGTCGCCGAGATGAGCGTGACCGATTTCGACAGTAATTCTCCGGTCGGCACCACGATGGCGCTGCTCGAACGCACACTGAAAGTTATGTCGGCGGTACAGGCGCGCATCTACGAGGCGATGAAGCTGGAATTCCGCCTGATCGCCGGCATCATCAAGACACAGGGCGCCGACGCCTACCTGTATGACCCGGCAACCGGCGACAAATCCATGCGGCGGGCCGACTATGAGTTAGTCGATGTCATGCCGGTGGCCGACCCGAACGCCGCTACCATGTCACAACGTATCGTACAGTGGCAAGCAGTGATGCAGCTCGCCGCCATGGCTCCGCAAATTTACGATCTGCCTGAACTGCACGGACAGATGCTCGACATCCTCGGTGTCAAGAACATTGACAAGCTGATCCCCGGACGAAAAGATAATCAGGAGGCGCTTGATCCGGTATCGGAGAACATGGCGATCATGAATGGCAAACCAGTCAAGGCGTTCATTACACAAGACCACAAGTCACACATTGCAGTCCATCAAGCAGCGATGCAAGACCCGAAGATCATGGCAGTGGTCGGTCAGAACCCAATGGCCCAGCAAATTATGGCTGCTGGAATGGCACACGTTATGGAACATGTAGCGTTCGAATACCGCAACCAGATCGAGCAGCAGATGGGCACGACGCTGCCGCCGCCAGAACAGCCGCTACCACCACAAGTCGAAGTCCATCTGTCGGCGCTCATTGCGCAGGCGGCGACGCAACTGCTTGGCCAGAACAAGAACGAGGCAGCCCAGCAGGCCGCCCAGCAGCAGGCGCAAGACCCTGTGTTAATGCAGCAGCAGGCAGACACCAAGGTCAAACAATCAGAAGTCGACCGTAAAGCAGCGCGCGACAAGGAAGATATCCGTATCGAGGAAGAACGCATCGCGCTCGATCGCGAGAAGCTGAAGAGCAGCCAGACGGAAGCCGGCGTGAAGATTGGCGTCGATGTAGGCAAGCATCACGACCAAATGGCGCAGCAATCCGGCAACACAGAAAGTCAGGCGCAGCAAGCCGGGTTCGGCCATGTAGTCGCGGCGGTCAGCCAGCATAGCAAGCAGTCGCATGAAGCGAAAATGGCCGTACTGAATACAGCGCACGAACACTTGCTGCAGAAAGACGGCAACGAGCACGATCGGAATTTGGCCGGGCAGCAGGCGGCCGACGCACTTGCGCTTGAAAATGCGAAACCGAAACCAACGAAAGGCAAAAAATAATGGACGACTTACCGTTTAACTTTGATAAGCTGTTCCTGCAATACACACAGGAGCAGAAGGATGTAGTCGATGCAGCAGTCGTCGAAGGACACTGCAAGGATTTTACAGAATACGTTCGGCTTACCAGCCGACGGTATGGGCTTGAGTTGGCAGAAATCCACTTCAAGCGTTTGGTAGAGCAGTGGAACAACCGATAAATTTTGGAGAATATTGTGGAAAACCAACCAATTGATTCAGCAGTATCCGACCCTGTAATCGTAGTCAATGACTCGCCTGCGATCGTCGATCCCGCGCCTGTGCAAATAGATGTGACAGCTGACCCCGCGCCTGTAGCAATAGATGTAGCAGTCGATCCCGCACCAGTCGTTGAAGTCGTTACACCCGAAGCGGATATGACGACCCCGCCTCATCCGTCAGAAGTTTTTCAGTTGGTTGGAGACGTTGCTCCTGCAGTGGTCGACAACGGCGCGCAGGCACAGACTGGCGAGTTTCATCCGGCACATTCGCTGCTTGATAGCATCGAGACGATGGTAGCCTTCGCATCGTCGGAAGTGAATCACACCGTTCGCGACTTGGTGAAAAAAATTCGCGCTATGTTGTAGTCAGGAGAGCTGTCATGAACACCATTACTGCTGTATTTCTGATGTGTGTTGTAGCGCCGGTCAGCGCGCATTTGTTAGACCAAAAGGACTGTCAGGCGGTAACGCGCACTGCAATTTCAATGGCGCAGATTCATGACAGCGCCCCGAGCGAGTGGGCAGCAAACAAAGTAGCACTCGTGAAAGCGGTAGAGGAAGCGAAAGCCGATCCGCAGATGGTAGTCAAGGACGATGAAGATGTCGAACTCATGAAACACATAATGGAATTGATCGAGAAAAAAATTCCAAACCTGTCGCCGGAAGTGTTTGGGATGAAGATTTATTCCATATGCTTGCGGTACTCAAACAGCAAACAAATCTAAGGAACCATCGTGGAAAAGTTCTACCCAAAAATAACCGAGTCAGACAACCGGCTGTATGACCCACTGCGCAACATCGAAAATCGTATGCCGCCGATAGAAGAGACCTTGACGGACGAGCAACTTGAGCAGGCGCTGCCGAAACCGTGCGGACACAAACTTCTCATTGCGCTACCAAAACCGGAAGAAAAATTCGAAGGCAGCTCTTTAGTTAAGGTCGATGTAACAAAATCGAACGAGGAAGTGCTGTCGATCATAGGCATCGTGCTTGACATGGGACCAGACGCTTACATGGACAAAGAGCGGTTCCCGTCCGGCCCTTGGTGCAAGGTTGGGGACTATATCCTTACGGGGCCATACAAGGGGCAGCGTTTTAAATTGAACGGGCAGGAATTCAGAATTCTCAACGATGACAGCCTCGAAGCCACGGTGAACGATCCAAAAGGTTATAGGAGAATCTGACATGACCACACGCGTAATTATCAGCACCCCATTACACAACCACGAAGACGTGCTCATTGAAGTAAAAAACAACGCAGAGGCTGTGCTGATTACGCACCGGCTCACAGATGGACAACATAAAGAATTGTTTGTTTACGGCGGTCAGTATTTGACCATATCCGAAGTCGCGAAGGAAGAAAAAAATGGCAAATGAAAAACTAGAAAGCGGTGTGGGCGGCGAGGATGACGCACTTGAAGTCAATGTTATTGACGATACGCCACCAGAAGATCAAGGGCGCAAACCGATCGAGGCGAAGACTGCCGCAGCTGCAGCCGACGACGAAGTTGAACAGTATTCCGATGCGGTAAAGAAGCGTCTCGGCGCGCTGAAACATCAATACCACGACGAACGCCGCAGCCGCGAATCTGCCGAACGTGAGCGGGACGAAGCAGTGCGTGTGGCGCAGACGGCTTATCAACGGACCAAAGCGCTGGAACAGCAGCTGACATATGGCGAAGCGTCCTATGCCGGCGAAGTGCAGGATAAAGCAGTTCTATCGGTCGCCAGCGCCAAGGAAAAATATCGTAAGGCGTTCGATGCCGGCGACCCTGAAAAGTTGGCGGAAGCTGCCGGCGAACTAGCAGAAGCCTCTCTTGCAGCGGCCAATGCAAAGCAGTGGAAAACGCAAGCAGTAAAAAAAGCAGAAGATGCTTTACAGAATCAAAAAAATGTTGTAGAGTCGCCTCAACCTCGCCAAGTCGCGGCCAATCCAATAGCGAAACCTGACAACAGGGCGCTGGAATGGGCAGACAGCAACAAGGATTGGTTCGGCACAGACCCAACCATGACTTCGTTAGTGTACGGCGTGCACGAAAAACTCATCAAAGACGGGCTAAGTCCGGTCGACGATGCTGATGAATACTACTCGAAGATCGACGCAGAAATGCGCAAACGATATCCCGAGTACGAATGGCAGGATGAAGGTAGCGCCCCGCGCGAAACCCCAGCCCCGAAGAAGCCAAAAACTGTTGTGGCGTCAGTATCTCGCGTATCGACGGGCAGCAAAACCAAGATTACCCTCACCAAATCGCAAGTCGCCATGGCTGAAAAACTCGGGCTCACGCTCGAACAATATGCCAGAGAACTTGTAAAACTTGATAGCGGAGCCTGATATGAGCGCAAACAACCAAAAGGACGTTCGCGCACCGCGCGAGTTGGATACACGTGAAGCATTTTCTCGGCCGGAAACGTGGGCGCCTCCAGAGTTACTGCCCACCCCGATGCCGGAAGAAGGCTATGTGTTCCGGTGGGTTCGCACTGCGACGCTGGGTGTGGACGATGCAATGAATGTGAATTCAAAACGCCGCGAGGGATTCTCTCCGGTGCCAGCTGAAGAACAACCCGGTATTGCTGCCAACAGCGATACGCGCTCGAAGTATAAAGGCTGTATTGAAATTGGTGGGTTGTTGCTCTGCAAAGCGCCGGTCGAGTTCATGCGACAGCGTGCAGCGTACTACGAGGCTCAAACCCGGAATGCGCAGCAAGCGGTAGACAACAGCCTGATGAAAGAAAATGATCCGCGTATGCCCATGTTCAAAGAGGGCAAGACAAAGATTACATTCGGTAGCGGCGGCGCATAGCGTCACGCTAAAACAGGAGAAATACCATGAGTGCTGTATCCGCACCCTACGGACTGAAACCGATCGGATTGATCGGCAGTCAGCAGTTCGCGGGTTCCATGCGAGAAATCCCGATGACCGTGAATTCGGCCACCGCCTTCTTTTTTGGCGACCTTGTGAACATCACTGCAGGCGCACCGATCCCGGTCGCAGCAACACCTACTACCACTGCCGGCACCGCAACTCCGGTCGGCGTGTTTGTCGGCGTACGCTACACGGATTCAACCCTGCACCAAGAGCAGCACGCTCAGTATTTCCCAGCCAACGGGATCACTGGCGGCGCGACCAAGGTCTACATCCAAGTGGTCGACGATCCTGATGCACTGTTCTTAGTGCAGTCCAGCGGCGCCATCACGCGCGCGCAAGTCGGCCTGAATGCGACGTTGACGAACTTCTCGGCCGGCAGCACATTGTTCGGTACGTCGGGCGTTCAGCTCAATGCCACCACACCAGCGGCAACTGCGACGTTTGCAGTGCGTATCGTTGATCTGGTCAATGGCCCAACCTCCACAGCGGGTGATGCTTACACCGACTGTATCGTGAAGTTTAACGTCGGCGTCCACGCGTATAACAACGCGACCGGACAATAACAGGGGATAAATCATGGCTATTAGTCGCGCACAGCTACTGAAAGAGCTTTTGCCCGGCCTGAATGGTTTATTCGGGCTGGAGTACAAACGCTACGGTGAAGAACACAAGGACATTTATGAAATCGACAAGTCCAACCGTTCTTTCGAAGAAGAACAAAAAATCTCTGGTTTCGGTGCCGCTCCGAACAAGAGTGAGGGCGCCGGTATTGCTTACGACAACGCGCAAGAGTCGTACACCGCCCGCTATACGCACGAAACCATTGCTCTCGGATTTGCAATTACCGAGGAAGCGATCGAGGATAATTTGTACGATTCTCTCTCGTCTCGCTACACTAAGGCACTGGCTCGCGCAATGGCCTACACCAAGCAAGTCAAAGGTGCTGCGGTCTTGAACAATGCGTTCAATAGCTCGTTCCTAGGCGGCGACGGTGTGGTGTTGTGCTCCACTGCGCATCCAACGGTTGGTGGCTTCACCAACTCCAATCGCCCTTCAACCGGCGTTGACCTGAATGAGACTTCTCTCGAAGCCGCTACCATTCAGATCGCTGGCTGGGTCGACGAGCGTGGGTTGTTCATCGCCGCCAAACCGAAGAAGCTGGTCATCCCTCCAGCGCTGCAATTCGTGGCTACCCGCTTGCTGCAAACTGAAGGTCGCGTCGGCACCACTGACAACGACATCAACGCGCTCAAGACCAACGGCACGGTGTCTGGTGGCTATACCATCAACCACTGGCTGACGGATACCAACGCGTTCTTCCTGACCACCGACGTGCCTAACGGCCTGAAGATGTTCGAGCGCGTTGCAATCAAGACCGCTATGGACGGAGACTTCGAAACCGGCAACGTCCGCTATAAAAGTCGGGAGCGCTATTCGTTTGGATACAGCGATCCCATGGCGCTTTTTGGTTCTCCCGGCAGCTTCTAAAAACCCTTTAAAATCAAGGGTTTGCACACAAGGCCACCGAAAGGTGGCCTTTTTCTTGGTTCAGAAGGTACACGGTAGGTATAACGCTCAGCAGCTTTGTAAAGCAGCAAAATATCATTGACTTCTGTGAACACACCTATTAGAATGTGGATGTTCACGAAAGGTTTTTATGAAAAAGAGAAGCAAAGAAGAGTTTGTAGAAAAAGCAATTAGTATTCATGGAAATAAGTATGACTATACCGAATCTGTATATTTGGGAAGTGCCACCCCTATGCAGATCAGATGTTCGTTGCATGGGTATTTCACAATGGCCCCCAACACACACACAAACAGAACTAAATTATGCAAAGCGCAAGGATGCAAATTATGCGGGCTAGAAACTGTACGGAAGACAGCTAAAAACAAGAATGTAAAAGCTGCCGCAAGCTGGAAAGAGCGGGCGGTTAAAGTGCATGGGCAAAAATACGACTACACAAATACAGTATATGTGCACGCAAGAGAGCATGTTTTTGTGCTATGTAAAGTGCACGGAGAATTTAGCATAGCTCCAAGCTCGCATTTAAATGGTAGAGGGTGCGCAAAGTGTGGTGCTGAAGATAGAAAGGGGCCACGCAGTAATACAGAAGAATGGATAAAAAAAGCAGCATCAGCGCATAAGGATAAGTACGACTATAGCAAGAGCGTGTACGTAGGTTCCCACCACAACATTACCTATACATGCCCTGAGCATGGGGATGTAGTATCAGTCGCAAAGGACCACACAGACGGGTGTGGGTGCCAAAAATGCAGCCGCATGAAGTCACAAGAAGAAGACGCAATCTTCCGTTATCTCTCCATGTTCACCAAAACGATCCAGCGCGATCGCACTATCCTGAAGCCGAAAGAGCTGGACGTCTATATGCCTGACAAACAGCTGGCGGTCGAGTACGCAGGGATGTACTGGCATAGCCATTTCGACGCCGCCAGCGAGAAGAAGGACAAGAAAAAGCACGCTGACAAACATGTGGCCTGTGCAGAGCAGGGCATCAGGTTGATAACTATCTATGAGTCCGAGTGGCAGACTCGGCACAAACAGATCAAGCGGTTGCTTCGGAATGCTGTAGGTGCTTCACGCGGAAAACTCATGGCGCGCAAATGTGAACTGCGTCCGGTCGGTACGACGGAAGCCAAGGCATTCTTTGAGACATACCACCCACAAGGCGGCGCGGGTGGCGGCGACCACTATGGGCTGTACTGGAACGGCAAGCTGGTGGCATGCATGCGCTTTGCCTATGGCCAGAACGACCGCGGGGCTGGGGCCGGCACGCGAACGTGGACGTTGGGCAGGTACGCCACCCGGGTGCAAGTAGCAG